GGCGTCATTGCTCCTCCGGTTCGGTTCCTTTTTTCATCATTAGTCCAAAACCATGGGCGCCCACAAGGGCGGCTGAACCAAGATAAAACTTTTCTATGTCAAATAATCCGGTATGGATTGCGTTATATATCAATCCGGAAGTTAAAACCAGCGTTGAATAAAGAAGTGACCAACGGACAATATCGTGAGTTTGATTATCTTTGCCCGTTAAAAGGTCATTGACAACTTTAATCATTTTTTCTTGCTAGAGGTTTTTGCAATTGTTTTTTTGGCGCGGGTGGTAGCCTTAGCAACGCTAGGCTTTTTCTTAGGGGTTTCTGATGGGAAAGGCCAAGGTTCTGCTATTTTGCCAATTTTCATATCAAACTTTGGCATATAACCTATTTTGTCCATAAACCACTCAAATGTAAATTTCATTTTATTTCTCCTTGAATAATTGCTGTAGATGTTTCTTTATCAAAAGTTAGTGACCCATAACATACTACATTCCAATCCTCACTATTGTCCTCTTTTTCGCTAAAAGATGGAACTTCAATTTTAAAGTTTTTTACTAAATATTCTTTTGAGCCATCAAATAAACGCCAAACATGATCTTTTGTACCCCTACCCGGCTGGCCTCTACTTTTATTAAAACGAATGCGGTATTTATTCATTTGTTATTAATTAAAGGTTGCCACAAAAATAATTCTTTCTTCCTGTGGTTGACAAAATCCAGCAGCGTGCTTTTCACCGCCAAAAAATACACCCTTATATTTTCCTACAGAAGTTGTTTTAATCAAATTATTTTCATTATCAAAAATATAAGTTGGCCCACCAGTAAAATCATTTAAAGCAAATAAAAAATTTTTGTGAGGAAAAAAATGATCTTCGTGAATATCTCCATATTCACTAGGATCATAATAGGTACAATTCAAAGCCATTCTATAAATAATATTCAAATCAACATCATTTTCTTGGCAAATTTGTTCAAACAATGATTCAAAAAAATCATGGTGTTCAGAATTTATTGTTCCGGGAATACAAACATCTGGTTCATGCCTCATTTTTAAATGATGCCCAAAGTACCTATAATTGTCAGTGGCTTGCTGTAAATACCACGGGAAGGTTGTGCCTCTGACAAAATTAAAAATTTCTTCTTGTTTTTCTGTTGGTACAAAAGTAATTTCTTTGTAAAAATCCAAGCTCATATAATTTCAACATTTTGCTTTTCTTGAACTGGTGCTACTGCTAAATTAAAATGAATAAAACTCATAGGCTTGTTAGATTCATTTTTTGAAAAACTATGTGGCAACCAAGAATTAGCAAGCATTAACATTCCTTCTTTTGGCACAAAGTTGATGCTGTTACTTGCATGAGTAGCTTCGTTTGGATTTTTTTCTGGCAAACTGGTAATTACCTTAGAATCTCTTTGGTCGTGATAAATTACTTTACAAGAATTTGGTGGACAACTTAAAAAATAAAACCCTGAAATTACTGCCCCATCTCCATGAATATGTCTTTCCATTGAAGATAAATGATGATGTTCTTGACACCACATTTCTGTAAAATAAGTGCCAAAATTATTCATCGCATACCCTTGGCCATCTAAAATAGACCAAGCACATTGAGCAACAAAATTGGAAAAGTCTTGTATATCTGGTTCACCAATAAATGAATCAGTCATATAAACTGGGTAATTGCAATTTAACTCAGTTTCTTTCTTTTTATTATTTAAAAACTTTTTTGAAATCTTCAATAATGGCAACAAAAATTCAGGTTTGTTAATTATATAAATTGGGGCTGAAAAAAGATGATTTTGTTCTAATTGATTTTGTTCAGTAGTCATTATTTGGTTATATTAAAATTTATGCTGATTGTACTGGCGGCCATTCAGTTAAAGTTTTGTAAGTTGATAAATTAGAAAAAATTAAATAATTTTGTTGTATTTGAGCCAATAATGTTTTTGCGGGTTCTAGTCCAATAGCTTCTGTGTAAAGTCCAGTTGTTGGGTCTAATAAAAAATATTGTCTATCTGTATTTGGTGGTTCAGTAGATAAGTCTACTACATTCCAAACTACCCCGCCTTCTACTGTTGTCTGTAAGTTACAAGTAAAAATATTTGCTTGTTTTGTTAACCATGCCTGTTGGTTATCCGCAAGAATTTTGTCAGCATCAGCTTGGGTTCCAACGCTGCAAAGACTTGGTGGAACAGATGGTTGGCCTGATTGTGGGTCTTTTGGAATAGCATCAATAGTTGCTTGCGAATCGCAAACGTAATGTGGTTTTCCTTGAGCTGGGTTTGCTATTTGATAAATTAACATAATGATCCTTAATTAATTGATCCATAACGTGTGCCATTAGCCGACCAAGTGATGCGACCACTAGCCCCGCAAGTAGCAGCGCCACCGCCACCCGGTCCGCTACAAGCGCCTGTACCACTTGCCCCCCATCCGCCGCCACCACCAGCACCAAAAGGATTGGTACCTTGAAATCCGGGTCCTCCGGCTCCAGCAAATGTTCCAGCTCCGCCACCGCCCGGCTGTCCATATTGATAATAAGAACCACCAGCGCCACCACCGGGGGAATTAGTTGATCCTGTACGACCACCACCGCCACCAGCACCGCCATGTCCTCCAAAAGATGATGCAGCACCGCCACCACCGCCTCCGCCACCGATTACACCGCTAGAATTACAAATTGTAACTGCCGATCTTACATAAAGGGCGGTTCCACCACTACAGCCACCGCTGGGTGGTGAAGAGCTGCAACAACATCCCCAGTTACCACCGTAACCACCACCACCGCCCATTCCAATGATGTATCCATTATTTTTAATAGATATGCCGCCGGGGAAAGTTCCAGAAACTGTCATGCCGGGCGTTCCGGTTGAATTTGCTGAAACAATTATTCCAGAATTAACAACTACAGTAAGATTAGAGGATTGGTTCCAACCCGCGGTAACAGCAGCGGCTCTTACGCATAAATTTGTTTTGTTGGAGGAAATTGTTAAAGTGAATGCGTTAGCTTTGCCATAGAAATTGGTTGGCATTTGTATGGTGGATCCGGGCGTAGTATAAGAAGTCCCGGCCAAAGTTCTAACAGCAGAATCATTTAAACTAATTTGAGTTGTACCATTCCCGCCATTTTCAATCTCAATAGATTGACCAGCAGTTGTTCCGGCTAAACTAATTGGTCCAGATGAATTTAATGTCATAATTTAATCCTTAGGGTGTTCCATAAGCAGTTACGTTAGCCAAAGTAATTAAGTTTCCTGAAGAATCTAATGATGCCACATTGGTTCCATTGTAATTAAAGTATAGCTTTGTACCACTAGGAGTGACATTCCAACCGCCTGAATTGGTAATTTGTGTAGAACTTGTGGCTGTGGTTGCAGAACCAGCCGAAATGGTAGATTGTGCAACCCATGTTGGTACGGATGAACCGTTTGATTGAAGCAACTGGCCGGAAGTGCCGTTAGCAATAAAGCTAGTTGTGCTAGAAGCGGTTTGATAGGGTATTTGAGAGGCTACGCCGCCAGAAATGTTAGCCACTGTAGTTGGTGTGCTCAAAGCAACCATGGTCGTTCCAGTGCAATATGCCAACACAGTTTGACCGTTTGCAATAGTTAAAGTAGAACCACCAGTTGGACCAAAATAAGCGGTAGCGCTAGAGTTTAAGCTGTTGGTAATAATGTATAGTTTTTGAACAGCTGGGCAATTAACCACATAACTGGCATTTTGATTACCAGTAATAATAACTACAGCATTACGGGCTTCATCAGAAGTACCGTTGTAATTTGACAACGTATAGTTGGCGTTGTTCATGGAAATAGTAGTTTGGCCAACAATGGCCTGTTCTAATAGGGTTCCCAAGTTTTTATTAGTGGTCGTACCCCAAACACCGGATTGGTCTCCGTTGCCGATAAGTTCTAGTAATAGGCTGGTTGAGTAAGTTGATGCCATAAATATCCTTATTGATTATTAAAAATAATCGTCCAATTGGGTGTCTGACTGTCGTTAATATTACCCCAATTTGGGGTTTGACCATCGTTAATTTTAATCCATCCAGAAGATGGTTGGCTAGAGGCAATAATGAAACTTTCTGTCTGGGTTGTTACAAAAGCCGCTAAAACTGTAGGTGCATCAATTAAAGTGGCAGATTCTGTAATATTTGGTCTAAAAGCCGCTAAAACTACTTGAGTATTATTTACGGTAATGGTTTCGCTAACCGCTACACTGTATCCACCAACAATAGCAGATCCCACTGTAATAGATTCAGAAATAAGACCGGCAAACGTAGGTATGCCAGTTTCTACATCTGATGTGCTGATTCCTTCAAATATGGTTGAAGGAGAGGCTACGTTATTAGCTGTTGGGCTATCTGCAGATTGTAAAACTTCAATTACAGAATAAGCAAATGTAGCTAAAACTACGTTAACATCTGCTATTGTGGATGATTCTGTAATATTTAAATTCCATGTAAATGCGGGTAAATCCGCAAAAGCGCTGCTTTCCGATATAGAACTAACAAAAGATGATATTGCCGATGGCAAATCAATAATGCTTAATGATTCTGAGATTGAATTGGAAAAAGATGCTGTTCCTATTTGCGCATCTGCAGAAGTAATGGAATCATTTACTGTATCAATGTATACTTTGCTTGCAACTGAAGAATCAGCCGCAGTTAATGCTTCTGAAATAACTGTAATGAACGTAGCAACTAATGCTTCGCTATCGGTTATTGTAGTAATTGACTCAGAAATTCCCGCGCCGTAGACATTTTGATATGGCCCCGCAGCAAATGGCGCTTGTGAAAACGCATTGATGCCAAACATTATTTACCCTTCAGGGTATCTATTTCGGCCTTTAATTCTGCTATTGCTTGGAATGCCAAGGCAACTAATTTTTGATAATCTACTGCCAGCGTTCCATCTTCACGAGTCTTTACAGCCAATGGAAACACAGATTGCACATCTTGAGCAATCACACCAAAATCATCTTTGTTAACAAAATACCCATCTTCTCCACCATGGCTGCTTATGTAAGATTGTGTCCAATTGAATGTTTTTCCGCCAATATATTCCACTTTTTGCAATGCAGCAGAAATTGGTTTAATGTTTTCTTTAAACTTTCTATCAGAAGAATAATAAGCGGTTACGTTATTGGTTGCGCGAATTTCTCCTATTGCTCCAGATGCAGGAGTACCAACCCCAAGCGAGTTTGCTTGGGATGTATAGTAAAAAGAATTATTTGGAAAAGCCATTAGTATTGTCCGCCAAAAGCAATAATATTAAAGTCCGCGCTGGTGGTACCAACTTGCTCAGAAATGTAAAGCTGATAAGTTGGCGGCAAAACTAAATTGTTAAATGTAGTGGTAGATGTAAATGCTACAGTCGTTGTGCTTGGGGTAATTGCGGATACAGAAATCTCAGCATATAAATAAGAAGTTGTTCCGTTATAAATCCAAATATCAATGATATTGGCTACAGTTGTACCTTTTGCTTGAACAGTAATTGCATCAATTTTAGTTCCGTTAGTGGAAGTAGCGGTGAGCTGAACTAAACCAGTTGTACCAGTAATGTTTGCACGGGATGTGATTGCAGTAGCTGCCGTTAATGTTGCAATTCCAACAATTGGAGAAACTGGAAAAATAGGGGTGATATTAGCTGCCATTTATAGAAAACCTCCAAAATTTTGTTGTTGAACTGCAGTATTTGATAGCCTAATTGTAGAAGAAGGAAAGTCCGACCAAACTGTAACTGTTCCTGAGAATGTTACTGCTGCATTTGAATTGCTTGATGACAATATATTATTTCTTGATAGCGTAGTTCCTGAGGCTGTATAAGTCCCAACGCCAACTTCCCAATTGGTTCCATCCGTAGCAGAGTAATATGTGCTATTCCCATCGCCAATAGATGAAAAAGTTTGGAAGCCAACTACTGATCCCGTTAAGCTAAAGCTAACGGTAGTGTTGGCCGTACCAGTTTGTAAGGTTCTATCGGCTACAAGAAAAGCCATAAAAGGCTCCTAATTATGACGTTGCGGTAGTTGTATAAGTAACCGCAATAGAGTCGCCGTTAGCTACAATTTTTGAACCGCCGGTAAAGTTTCCTGCGCTATACAAAACACCACCAGTTGCACTAACTGTTCCAGAGGCTGAAGCACCTGAGTTAATAAAACAACCAAAAATGGTAGCGGTTGCAAGCATACTAAATGTCACTGCGCCAGCTGCTTTAGAAACAATATTGGATGGTGAGGCTGATCCATTATTAGTGGCCGCGGTCCAAGTTGGAGCTTGACGTGCAGCGTAAATACTTGTGGATGGCTCATACCAACCAGCATGGGTTGACATGGTATCTGATTGAAAATAGTTAGCCGTTGCAGATGCGCTGGTTACTAAACCAAGATAGTTGGCGCCAGAAGATGTACCGCCGCCGGTACCAGTAGCACCAAAATAGTAGTCAAACAGAGCTTGTTTACCAGCTGCGGTAACCAAGTTTTCTGCTAAATCTTGCCATTTGATATTGCCGTTTGCGTCATAGCAAGTAACGCCATAATAGCCCTGTAGACCAACGGCTTCGGCAGCTCCAGCTCCGCGTGTAACGGCTGCTGATGAGACATCACCGTAGTTTGATTTTTCCATAAAAACTCCTTAACTATAACGAATAATGGCGGTGGTTGATGTCGCCGTTGGGAAAGTAACTGTAAAGTTGCTAGACGCGGTTTTATCCGAGCCAAAATCTAATACCGCAACCGCAGCATTTGTAGTGCTATTGTAAATTAATGCACCCCTGCAAGTAAAGCTGGCCGGGTTCCACGTGACGTTATTAAACGAGATATAAGCCGTGTTTGTAGAATTGTCACCTGTTGGGGTGTTGGATATGGTCAAAACCTGTCCGCCGGCCGTATAACCGGTTCCTGTGACCTCGTTGCTGGAAGTGTAGGTGGTGGTTGTGTTATCTAAGCTGGCAGCTGCCGTATAAAGGGCAATTTTGTAGGTATAGGGGGTGCCAACGGCAAAGTTCTCCAAGCCGCTGAGCACGTTCATTTTAAACTGGGTGGTTTGACCTTGAGCAATTGTCATCTAGCCACCTGATTTCTAGGAGCCACATTGAGCTTGAGTTGGCCATCGCGGTAAGCATCTCCACGCTCCAAGCCATCGCCAAGGCGTCTAAGTTCTTGTAAAGCCTCTTGGTACTTTTGTTCATAGTATCCAACAAGGTCTTGCTCGCCTTTCATAAAAAGCATAGCTTCCCGCATTGCACCATAAAATAGTACTGGATCATAATTGTCGCCCAACCAAGTAGTTCCTGTGGCATTGGTTACTGTAGCAACAGTGCAGGCAAAACCTGAACCAGCGCCACCAAGATAGGCATTAGACACGTTCAAAGTATCGCCAACCACATAGAATTGGCCGCCATCATTGAGCGTTACGCTGGTCACAGCCGTGCCAGAAACTACAAAAGTTCCGATTGCGCTCATGCCAGAACCATTGGTAAACGGTACGTTTTCATAAGTTCCGTTAACATATCCTGTACCGCCGGTAATGCTGGCACTTAAAGTAGCAATTTGACCTTGAACAATCGTAGGTGGATAGTAAAAATAGTGCAACTCTGAACTATAGCTTGAATCTGGCGTAGGGCCAAGCAAGGCGGAAAGTGCTTCAAAGTTATTGTATTGATTACCAAAAAGTGCGTAATATTTTGGCAGTCCGGTATAACTGGCGCTGGAATAAGCTTCACGGATAAAGTTAACATCTTTGTTAATTAAATACGTGTAGT